CTCATAAAGCTCTTAATGATGTTATGATGAGATACTTACAAGGTGCTAATACATATGGAGAAAATAATTGGAAGAAAGGTATGAAGCATTCCGTTCTTTATGATAGTACTATGAGACATTTAATGCAAGATTTTACGGGTGATGATAGTGAAGATCATTTAGGAGCTGCATTATGGAATATTATGGGTATGATATGGAATAGAAATAATAAACCGGAGATGGATGACCGTAAAGAATATGAGTAAAAAGATTTTAATAGCAGGTACAGGTAAAGGTAAAAAAGAAAATATGCCTTTATATAAATCTTTTAATGGACGTCGTTTTGAAAACGCTGATCTCAAAATTAAAGAGAATAACTCACAAAGCTTACAGAAAGTATATAACAATTTTCTGGCATATGCGAGAGATAACGGCTATAATTATCTCATCCTTATGCATGATGACGTTTATATCAATTGTGATGATCTTGAGCATCGTATCTATAAAAGCGGTGAAAAATATCCTGTATTTGGTCTTGCTGGTACTAATACTTGTCGTCTTGATGGACATGGTTTATGGCATTTAATGGGTGATCAATCTAATTTAAGAGGTTGTGTAGCTCATGGCAATCCTGAAAAGTATCATTATACATCTTTTGGACCGATACCTGATAGGGTAATATTGATTGATGGAGTTTTTATAGGTATTAATTTAGATAAATTTTCAGATAAAGTGAAGTGGGATGAAACATATCCTTCAAGATTTCATTTTTATGATCTTGATTTTTGTTTGGAGTGTAATCATAATAAAGTAGCAATAGGAGTAGTAGATATACCAATTATACATGAAAGTCCTGGTTTAACTAATCCTAGTCAAGAATTTTATAATGGAAAAGAATATTTTAGAAATAAATGGAACAACCGGTAAGTAGATTAAATTTAGATTATTATGAAGAAGTAATAATTTATAAAAGTTTGACAAATGAGCAATATTTAGGTAAGATTATTGATCATTTAAAACCTGAATATTTTAATAATAAAAATATTAAACAGATTTTTACTCTTATAAAAAACTTTTATATTAAACGTAATACTTTACCCACTGTTACAGAATTAAAATCTTATCTTATAAATGATGATTTAAAAAATAGTTTTAGAGATGTTGTTAAAAACTTTGCAAGTATTGATAAAAATTTTAATGATAAAGAATTAGAAACTAATACTGAAAGATTCTTAAAAGAAAGAGCAATCTACAATACTATGCTTTCAGTAGCTGAAGATGTTTCATCGGGTAAAGTTGATACAAGTTATATTTTAGATAGCTTTGAAAAGAGCTGTAATGTAAATTTACAAAGTGAATATGGTTTAGATCTATTTGATGATATTGATGAATTAATAGAAGATTTAAATACAGTGCAACCTACTATACCTAGTGGTTGGGAATTCTTAGATAAAAAGATTGATGGAGGTTTCTTAGAAAGTGGTAAAGCTTTATACGTTTTTGCAGGTGAAACTAATGTTGGTAAAAGTATATTTTTAGGTAATATTGCTTGTAATATTGCTAAGCAAGGCAAAACAGTTTTAATTATTAGTTTAGAAATGCCTGAGTTGGTTTATGCTAAACGTTTATCATCTAATATAACTCGCATACCTATGAGAGAATTAAGAGGAGAGAGTAGAAATTTAAAATATCAGATCACTGAACATAGTAAAGGTAATCCTGAAAGTAAAATTTTAATTAAAGAGTTTCCCCCTAATACTATAACTCCTCAAAATATACAAGGTTATTTAACTGAACTTAAAAATAAAGGTATTCAAATAGATGCTATAGTTTTAGATTATCTTAACTTGTTAAAAAGTCATGAAGGTAATAATTCTTATGAAAAAATTAAGCATGTTACAGAAGATGTAAGAGCATTAAGTTATGTATTTGAATGCCCTATTATATCAGCAACTCAGTTAAATAGATCGGGTTATGATGAAGAAAATCCTGGTTTAGATACTATTTCAGAATCTATTGGAATGGCTGCAACCGCTGATTGTATATTCAGTATATTTCAAGATGATGAAGATAAAGAATTAGGAGTTGTAAAGATGGGTATAATGAAAAATCGTTTCGGTGCTAATTTTGGTAGTACATCTTTAAGGATAGATTATGATACTTTAACTGTTTCAGAGGATGAAACTTTAAATGTAGATGACGGAGGAAGTTTATCAGATTTAACCGATACTCTTAATGTGTTGAGTAATTAAAAAGAGGAACTAAATAAAGTTAATGTCTGATAAAGATAGTGTTATATACATTAAAAAATATATCGATGAGTATAGTTCTGTTAAAGAATATGTAGGCATTGATAAGATCTTTTGCGAAGATATTAAATTAGGTGAAAACAAATATAGTGTTGGAGGAGTATTTTTTAATGAAAATCCTAATCTTATAGCAAATTATATTTTTGATAACTATGATTTAGTATTAGATATTCTCATGTTAATTAATATTGAAAAAAATATAGTAATATTCCGTAAAAGTAAAAATGTTGATATTGATCTATCTAAATTAGCAAAACAACTTTCTATTGGCGGTGGTAAACCATATATAGCAGGTTGTGTGCTAAACGACAAGATTTTAAATATAACAAAACTTTTAAAACCACTAAATGAAAAATAGCATTCCATTCGATAATATACAAGATGAAGAATTTCAGAAAAGCTTTTATTCTTTTTGCACTTTTGTATCTTTAATGCATGATAAAAAGATGAATTTTGCAACTATATTTTTAAAAATATTAGAAAATAAAGCATTAAGAGATATCTTCGTTAGTATTATTGATGAAGAAAACGAATTCAACGCAATAAAAAAATACGTCATCACAGAACCCTCAATAACAAAAAGTAAATATGTAACTAAATTTCTGAATAAATTTGACGGATTAAATGACTGAGTTTGAAAAATTAATTTATAACCATTTTCTTGAAGTAAGCAAGAAAGTGAATAATAAGCCTGTAAGATATAGAAAAGATTTTTCTAATTTTAAGGATGAAGATTATTTGTATATAAACAAATTATCTATATTCTTTAATAAATTTAAAAATATTAAAATAAAAGACTTTTTTGAAGCTCCGTATTTTGTTTATAATCAAAATTATTTTGAATTAAAATTTTATCTATCTCCTAAAGCAATAAAAGCTTATACGAATTATAATGATAATTATATTTTAAATAATCCGGATAGTAAACAAACTTTAACTAAGATGAAAGAATCTATAACTTTTATATATGAGTATTGTAAAGAAAAGGATATTAAAATTATTGATTATATAAATTATAAGGAAGGAAATTATAACGTTTTTCTAAAACATCTTAAACAACGTAATATAAACTTTTTTATCCTCTTTAGTTTTAAAGATTTTTCTAATATAGTAGATAAAATTGATAATGATATAAAAGAAATATATAGCGGTAATTTTAGTAAGTTAAATTATATACGAACGAAATACTACGCAAGTTCAAAAGCTAAATTAATTATAAACAATTTTAAAAAATATATTGATAATTAAACGGAACGTATCTATAATAGTAGTATGAGTATAACGAGTTCAATGTTTGATAGTATTAAGTCAGCTCTAGCAGCTGATAACGAGAGTAGTAAAAGTGGTATTGCCGATATCCTTAAAACTGAAGTAGGTAATACATATACAGTTAGATTACTACCTTTTGGTAAAGATCCGAAAAAGACATTTTTTCATTTTTACCAGCATGGTTGGAATAGTTTTGCAACAGGTCAGTATACAAGTGCTTTATCTTTGCAAACGTTTGGTGAAAGAGATCCTATTGCTGAAGAGAGATATAGAATCTTACGTACAGGTTCTGAAGAAGAGAAAGAAAAAGCTAAGGCTATTATGAGATCAGAAAAGTGGTTGGTTAACGTTTATGTTGTTAATGATCCAGTTAACCCTGATAATAATGGTAAAGTAAAAATCTTACGTTATGGTAAGCAAATTCATAATATTATTATGGATGCTATTGAAGGTGAAGATTCAGCTGATTTCGGTCCACGTATCTTTGATTTAGGTCCTAATGGAGTTAATTTTAGAGTTAAAGTTGAGAAGCAAGGTGATTATCCTACTTATGTATCATCTAAGTTTGCAATGCCTGGAGCTATTGAAGGTTTAGATGATGAAGATCATAAGAAGATCTATGATAATGTTATTGATTTAACTACTGTTTTTACAACTAAAAGTTATGATGAATTAAAAACTATGTTAGATGAGCATTTTTATGTTAATGATGGAAGTGCTGCTAAAGTAGAAGAAACTACTGTTACTGAGGTAGCTAGTAGCCCAGTCGTAACTGATACCGCTCCTCCTGCACAAGAAGAAAAGAAGTCTGATAATGAAGACGAAGTTCTAAAAGAATTACTTGATGGTTTAGATGTGTAATGTCTCAAGAAGATATCAGAAAACAACAGGAAGAAGATGAAGCGGTACTAGCGTTTTTAGGTGGTACCTACGGAGAACTCAAAAAGCTAGATGGTGACTTAATTGCACCATCTAGCACCTTGAGGCCGAGAAGTGAAGACGCTAAAAAAGTTGTTGAAGATTTTGTTAAATCTAAACAACCTGTACCTAGAGCAGCTGCTCCTACCCCTCCTCCACCTCCTCAAGTTGAACAACCAGTTCAAGCAGTGCAGCCTGTTGTAGAGCAACCAAGCATTGAAGATGATCAACTATCATTTAATTTTGATGTAAGTGAAAAAGATTTATTATTTGAAAAAATTGATAAGTTAACTTCTCGAGTTGATAAACTTCATAATAAAGTTGATAAATTATATAACGAATTATTTCCTCCAGTAAAGAAGCAATCAAAAAAAAAATCAGTTGAGTCTAAAGAGGAAAAGTAATATAATAGATCGTATATATGGCTTATTTAAAAATAAAAAATAAAAAGGATTTTATATCTAGCTTTTTAGGACCTGTATCTAATCTTAATGATGCATGTATATTAGAGATAAAAAATGGTAAATTAATTTCAGTATTAGCATCAGCTGATAGTACTATTGTATGTAAAGGTGAAGTAGATATTGAAAGCGATATTGAAACTAAACTTAATATTCCTGATATTAAAAAGTTTATTCGTGTATTAGAAATTATACCTACTGCTGATATAGAACTTACTATTAATGGTAACAATATTTCATATAATAAAGATGGTTATAAATTTAGATATCATTTGTTAGATGATGGTATTATTAAACAACCTTCTTTGAATATTGATAAGGTTAATAATTTAACTTTTGATACTTCATTTGATGTTAAGGAAAATAATTTAACTACTGTATTCAAAGGTAGTTCATTTGCTACTGAAACATCTAAAATTTATCTTTATGAAGAAGAGGGTAAGATATACAGTGAGTTAGGTGATAGAAATAGACATAACTCTGATAACTTTGTTTGTGTAATGAGTGAAGAATATAATGGTAGTTTACCTAAAGCATTACCTATAAATTTTGACTCTTTTAGATTGATTAGTTTTTCAGGAAGTAAAAATATTAAGTTTAATGTTAATACTGAAATGGGTGTAATAACTTGTACTTTTGATAAAGGCGATACATCATTGATTTATATTATATCAGCATTAATTAATTAATATGAAGAAAGATTGGTCCGAACATAAAGTTAAAAATAAAATTAAAACCGCAGGTTATTTCATTAAGAGATTAAAAGATAATGGTTTTGTAGTTTTTAAAATGTTTAATGCTTATGCTAAAAGTGATCCAAGAAGATGGTCAGTTTTAGTAGACCCAGGATACCATAGCGTATATATAACTTGTTTTACCAATAAAGACGAAAAAGGTGAAGTATTATTTGAGTTTGATGACGGTGGAAATCATTTTAATAAAGGTTTCTATCTTAAAACTGATAGTATTGAAGTTATTATAAATTTATTACTTGAAAAAGGCATTAATAATGATGCAACTGTTAATCCATTTGGTTTAATTAAATAATTATATGGAATCTAACGATGACAGTTTAGAAAAAAATAATAAAAAGTCAGCTAAAAAGAAAAAAATAATAGTTAAAGACGTTATTGACATCAAAACTGAAGAAGTTTTAAAAGAAGCTTTAAGAAGAGTCGTTAGAGAAAAAATAAAAGAAAGAAATTGTGATGATGAAATTGAAGCTATGGTTTCTACTTGTTCAGAATTTTTAAAATCTTTTATTATTATGGGGTATGATTTCGAAGGCAATGCTGTTAAACCAATTTTTTATGGTAAGACGGATGCAGATAAAGATGCTTTAATGTATTACCTTCAAACATACTTTATGACTGGACATCAGTAATTTTTATATTAAAATATATTAGTGAAAGTTTTAATATTAGGTAAAGGTTATATATCTAAATTTTTAGTTGATATTTTCAACGGAAAAGGTTTTAAAGTAGATAATTTTTCTAGAAAAGAGTTAGATTATACTGATGAGGATGAATTATATAGTATTGTATCCACTGAACCATACGAAGCAGTTATTAATACTGCAGGTTTTACCGGTAAACCTAATGTAGATGAATGTGAAACGAGAAGACAAGAGTGTTTTAATTTAAATGTTAAGGTACCAAAAACTATAGAAAGCATTTGTAAATTATGTGATGTTAATTTTATTCATATAAGTTCTGGTTGTATCTATACAGGGTATGATAAAGAATATACTGAAGAAGATGAACCTAATTTTGGTATGTTTAATGATGAAGCAAGTTTTTATAGTAAAACAAAACATGCAGGTGAGATGATGCTAGATGAAAACTTTACTAATATTATTAGAATAAGAATGCCTATTGAAGACAAATTATCTTCTAAAAATTTACTCACTAAATTATTGAAATATGATTATCTAATTGATTTTGTTAACAGTAAAACAGATGTATATAAATTAAGTGAATTTGTTTATGCTGTTGTAGAGAATTTTAAAGCTGGTATATATAATGCAGTTCATAGTAATGCTCTTTCAACTAAAGAGGTTGTAGAAATATTAAAAGAGTATGATTTAGATAATGAAAATTGGACTTTTATACCGTATGCAGAATTAGATATTAAAGCTAATAGAAGTAATTGTGTATTAGATAATGATAAGTCATATGAAGATTTTAACTTTGAATGGGGTGACGAAGAAACGTACTTAAGATTGAATGCCTCTTTAATATCAAACAGAAAAAATTGGAATGGAAAATAAAAAAGAAATAGTTGGTTTTACTGCGGGTAATTTTGATTTATTACACCCTGGTTACATTTATACATTTGAGGAAGCTAAAAGACATTGCGATAGATTTTTAGTATTCTTACAAAGAGATCCTTCTCAAACAAGATATACAAAATACAAGCCAGTTATACCTTATTATGAAAGATATAAAACTTTAATGGCTATACAATATATTGATGATGTGTATATGTATCAAACCGAAGAAGAGTTGATTAAATTGATTGAATTTTTTAAACCTGATATTAGAATATTAGGAGAAGATTATATTGGTAAAAAATTTACTGGAGACGATTTACCACCAAAAGTTATATATACTACTCGTTCTCATGAATGGTCAACGACTCGTATTAAAGATCTTATTACAAAACAAACAATTAAACAGAATCCAGATATATTAAAAGATGAGTAAGAAAAATATTTTAGTCACAGGAGGTTACGGTTTTATAGGTGGTAACTTTATACGATTTTTAAAAGATAACTTTGATCACAATATAGTATGCATCGATAAAAACGGTTATGCTTCTAACCCTGAATATGTTAAAGGTTTATGTGATGAAGAATATGAGATAGATATTGCAAGACATACAAATGCTTTAGAAGAAGTTTTTAAAACGCATGGAAAGTTTGATTATATATTTCATTTAGCAGCAGAATCGCATGTAGATAATAGTATTTCCGGACCGACTGAATTTGTTTATTCAAATGTATTAGGTACGCAAAATTTATTAGAGCTTTTCCGTAAGCAAGAATATGGTAAATTTATACATATAAGTACTGATGAGGTTTATGGACATTTAGGTCATAACGATCCGTCATTTACTGAGGATAGTCCTATTACACCTCGTTCTCCCTATGCTGCAAGTAAGGCATCAAGTGATCTCATGTGTTTAAGCTATATTGAAACGTTCGGTAGCAATATATGCATTACAAGATGCTGCAATAATTACGGGCCTAACCAACATTCAGAAAAATTTATACCTACTATAATCAACAGTCTAAAAAATGATAAAAAAATACCAGTTTATGGTGAAGGTCTTAATATTCGGGAATGGATTCATGTATATGATCATTGTTTAGGAATATGGGCTGTAGCTACTAAAGGTAAAAAAGGAGTATATAATATCGGTTCAGGGTATGAGATATCTAATATAGAATTAGTTGATTGTATATGCAGAAAGATGGGTAAAGATATCGATAGCAGTGTTAAGTTTGTAACTGATAGATTAGGTCATGATTTTAGATATAGTATTGATAGTTCAAAAATTGATGATGAATTATTATTTGAGTTAAATTACCCTAACTTCGAAGACGAAATTGGTAAAGTTATTGAATACTATGAAAATCCGACAAGGTGATATGTATGCATGTCATCATGGACCGTATGCTGGTCAGATGTTTTGCTTTATTAATAGAAATAAAAAGGAACTGTTATATAATTTTCTTAGAATGCCTGATATGATAACAACCTCAATACCTCAAAAAGATTTTGATGATGGTATTGATAAAGGAGTTATCAAATTTGTTGAAAAAGTACCGAAGTATGTCTTTAAAGTTATAGAAGCGCAATATAAGAAAAATGAAAATACTAACAATAGACGGAAATAATTTAGTGCACCGAGTTTACTGGGTTGCTAATAATATAAAGAACGTTAAGGAAAACTATCATGTCTACATGTTTTTGAATTCCGTTAAAAACTATGTTGAAACTTATAAGCCTGATAGAACTTATATGGTATGGGATGAAAAGCCTGATTATAGACCCAATAAACGTAAAGAACTTCTAGAAGAATATAAAGGTAATCGTGATAAAGATTACAATGTCGAAGTGCATAGTGCTAATGAAATAATAAAAGAGCTTTTACAATATATTGGTATACCTTCTATATTTCCTAGAGAGTATGAAGCAGATGATGTTATTGGTATCATTAATGAAGAAGCTAGAAGAGAGAGTGTTAGTAAATTTTACTTAACTAAAAAGCATTATCGTCATATTATTGTAACGGTGGATAGAGATTTATGTCAATTAGTTGATGAGAGAGTCTCTGTTTATGATCCTATTCGTAAATATGAAATTAATAATGAAAATTTTGAAGAAAAAATAAATTATAATTTAAATGACTTTATAAAAGTAAAAGCATTACAAGGAGATAAGAGTGATAATATACCAGGTATTAAAGGTATGGGTAAGGTTAAGACTGATAAATTTTTAAAAGGTGAAGTTGAATTAACTGAAGAAGAAAAAGAGATATACAATAAAAATTTACAATTGGTAAAACTTACTGATGATGCTGAAGAAGTAGATTATGTTAAAAAACAAATAAACAATGCTAATTTTAATACTGATTGGGATAAGTTTATAGATAGATGTAAAGAGTTAAAATTTAATAGTATCTTAAAGAAAGATACTGTATGGTATAGTGCTTTCTTTCAAGACAATAGATTAATTGATCTTTTATCATAAATAATTACATGCATAATTTTATAAACCCTCAGCAAATTAGATCACCTTATACAGGAGAGACATCTATACCTACTTTTAATACATATGATGCCGATGGTAAAACTTATGAGCAAGCAGTATTTTCTGATCCTGTTACTGGTCATATTATTAAAAAAGGTTTAGTTAGCATTAAGGATGCTAAGACTGGTGAAGTAATTCAAGATTATAATAGTATATTGAGTCAAAGTACTACAACACAACATAGACAGTAGTCTTGATATTTTTTAATCATATCTTATAATAAGGTATGATATCTGTACCTGAGCAATACGTTATAGATGTATTATATGAGAATGTGTATAAAATCTCATATAACAAATATACTAAAACTTATAACGGTTGTTGCCCCATATGTAAAGAAGGCGGTTCATGGGGTAAAAAGAAAAGATTTTATTATATACCTAATAAAGAGTTAGCATATTGCCATAATTGCGGGTATAGTAAAAAAGCTCTTGGTTTCATTACTGAAGTTACTAATAAACCTTTACATTATATTATAAATGAAATAAAAGATTTTGATAATGAAATAGTTATTGATAAGAAAGAAGAGGTTATAAAAAAAGAAATAGATAAAAGTTTACCTGAAGATTGTATTAATTTAACTGATATAAGTCAAATTGAATATTATAAAGATAATCCTGCAGTTAAAGAAGCTTTAAAAATAATAAAAGAAAGAAAATTAGATAAAGGTGTTAATAAACCTAAAACTTTTTATATATCGTTAAGTGATCCTGTGCATAAAAATAGATTAATATTACCGTTCTATAATGAAGTTGGGGAGATAATATTTTATCAAAGTAGAGGTTTACTGAGAAAAGATTTATTTGCTAAACCAAAATATTTGAGTAAAGTAAATGCTGAAAGAAGTTTATACGGTGTCCAGAATATTGATTCTTCTTTAGAACAAGTTTTTATATTTGAAGGTCCTATAGATAGTTATTTTTGTAAAAATGGATTAGCAACTTGTGGTATTACTGAAAATAGTAGTAGAATGTTTACTTCATTGCAGAAAGATCAAATCAATAAACTAAACTTGTTTGAAAAAATCTATGTATTAGATAATCAATGGTTAGATAAAGCCGCATTAAGTAAAAGCATTATACTTGCTGATAATAAAGAAAAGGTTTTTATATGGCCTAAAGAATTAAAAACATTTAAAGATTTTAATGAAATATGTGTAGCTGGTAATAAAGACAAAATAAAACCTGAATTTATATTAAAAAATACACATTCAGGTCTTAAAGCTAAATTATTATTAACTGAAATTAAAAATAGTTAATTATTTTTGCAAAGGTTGTTCTTTACCAACAAAACCAGGAGCTCTACTACCTGTAGTCATAAAGTCTACATATTGGTTTAACGTTTTAAGCTCACCAACAATAGCTTCTAATGATTGCTCTATATTACTAAAAGTAACATCTTCATTATCTTCATCACCAATTGGTTCTAATTGACCTTCTTGATCATCTTCTGGTGCTTCAGCAGGAGCATATTGATCATTTGCATCTTCTTTTATAGTTTTACTAGCTATATAGCTTTCAAAGATTAATTTTACGTCGTCTTTCATTATACGTATTTATATTTAGGATCATTTGCTCCAGCTAGGTAGCCTTTTAAAATTTCACTTAAAGAAGATATTTCCATTGCAACTCTTGCAATTTTTTTAGTTTCAGCATTTGATATGCTATCAAATAAAGTATCATCTTCTGCAGTATTGAGTTTAGTTTGAACACTACCTTCAGTACCATTTAAATAATCTGAAAATCTATCCATTTCTTGAATCCATGAATTCAATTCATCATACATTTCTTTTTGACCATTTGCTACTGGAGAATCAGGTGCTTGAACATCAAAGTCACTAGGAGATGTTTCATCATCTAACGTAGCATCCATTGCTTCAGTATCTGTTATTTCAGTATCTAATTCTTCATCTTGTTCGTTTAAAAACTTAGAAAACTTTTTTACATATAAACTCATATTAATATTTATAAATATTAGTATGCATTCTAAAGTAAAGTTTAATGATTTTTTAACTCAATTAAATGAAGACATAGGTACCGATAATATGATGCCTGATGTACAAAGACAACAATTAGGTTTAAAATCAGAAGTACCTGCTCAGCAAACATCAGTAAGTGATATTTTTAAGAAAAATATAAGAACTGACGTTGCTCCTGAAAATATACCATACCCGTTAGATAAATTTGATAATACAGCATCAGAAGCGTATGTAGCTATACAAAACTTAGAGCAAATTTTAAAAATAGCTAAAACTAACGATGTTATTAAAAATAAAAAGCCATTAGATGCTATAGGTGCAGAGCTTTTGAAACTTAAAAAAGAAATAGTTGATATTTCAAGGAAAGTTTCTAAAATAAAATAATGAAAAAAGCTATTGTATCCCTTCTTCTAACTTTATCTGTTAGTGCATTGTTCGGTATGTTATTTAAAGATATACTAGTGTTTTTTATAGCACTAATTTTTCAATTCTTATTCTTTTATCTGTTTAATACTATATATGAAAATAATTTAAGAAAGAAAGCTATAGTTTTAGCTACTGAATATGAAAAGGAAAGAAGTAAAAATGAAAGAATTATTACTTGTCAATGCGGTCATAAAAGTACTCAAGAAGTAAGTTTAGATCCAAATAAAGAACAAATTTATAGATGTGAAGAATGTGGTAAAGATATGAGAATTAATATTTTTATTGATACTACTTTAGTTACAACACCAGTTTATACAGCTTCAACAAATGGATAATGAATTCGATAAACATTTTAAAGATGTATCTCCTACATCTTTTGATTCTTTAGAAGAAAAACAGAAAATAAGTTTAGATGAACTTTTAAATTTCTTTAAAGATGGGAGTTTTGAAGATTATACTGAACTTAATAACGGAGTAGTTTATCAGAAAAATAAAGATTTAAAATTAGTAGAACGTTTTTTTAAACTATTAATAGAAGAAGCTGATAAAGTTCAAAGTAAAGCTAAAAATAATGATGATAGTATTCTATTTAAGAATAATAAAAAAATCCTTATTACTAATTTAAACTTTATACGGGAAACTTTTAATCAATATGGTGTAGATGAAAAAAAAATAATGTACTTTCTTCTAGGAACTTTCATACAATATATATATGAGCAACGAAAGTAAAAATATTGATGAAGAGTATAGTATAGATTTTTTAGCAAGATTTGCATGTTTATATGAAGGTGTAAATGTAGCATGCGCAAGAGCGGAAAGATTAGGTTATGACACGGAAAGAAGTAATGTATGGATTAAACCTACTGCATTGCAAAAGTATATTGAAGAGAGATTCTTAGATATGAAATATGATATGCAACAATTTAAGAAAGGTATTAATACAGATGAAGTATATCCCTGGGACAAAGTTTATTAATAATACTTTTAAGCATACAAAATATTTTAAGAGAGGTCAATTATTTACTTTAAAAAATATAAGAGTTAAAGAAGGAAAACTAGAATACACTTTTGATTTTAATGGAGAAGATAAATCTATTAAGTTTAGTAGTTCTGAAGAAGCTGATAGTGTATTAGATACTATGGTTTAATAATAATCACCATATACATCATTGTTATTAGCATCCATATCAAAGACTTCATTTTTACTAACATCGTCAACAATATATTCGCTATAACCTTCTTTCTTACTTTCTGATTGCGGATTAGCTCCACCACTTGCTCTACCAGCAAACCTATCTTCATAAACTTGTTGGTTACCGTTTATACCTTGACCAGCATCATTGAAAGGTATATTAGGTTCAAAGCTATAATCTAAACGTTTAGCTTTTAGTAAAAATACATAATGACCTCCTAATGCATTTATTTGAGTAATATCTTGATCTAATTTTTCAGTAATTTCAAAATACTTAGCTTGTCTATCATTTGGTCTATCACTTCCATACTCTGTTAATTGGAATACATCTCCTGCTTTAGGTTCGACAACATTATATTGAGTACCGTAAACACCACTTAAAGTATAGAATGAATCGTGGAAGCTTGATATATGTACATATGCAGTTATATCATCATCACTTTCAAAGCCGAACTTAGTTAAGTTAATAGCGTTTTCATTTAAAGTAGCTGCAATTACTAAGTCTCTTGGTTCAGCAAACGTTTTATTAGGTTCTTCACCATAAAAATT